CTAGAAGACAACGAGGCATTGGAGTTTGCCTATGGTAAAGGCTTCAAAGGAGTAGCTAATGTATATAGCCTTAAATGTTATATAGATGCACTAGGTGATAAGTCCTATAGTGTCTGGAGTAACTACAGTGGTATGAATGTAGGCTCTTTGACTAATACTAGAGTACATTGCTACACATACGATATGATGTCCCAGAGGACTGTATACTCATTCAAGCTATGGGAGATGGAGATAGGTTTAACAATAGATAAATAATAGATATGGATATAGATAACACATTGAAGCACATAGGCGGTATAGTATTACTAGCCATAGCAATCATCATAGGGGTATATCTTATTAAGGCTCTTATATGGTTAGGGGTTGGATTGCTCTACCTGATGATGTTACACCCACTAGGAGTTCTTATAGGAGGCTTTGGTAGTATAGCTGCTATATGGTTTGTACTTAAGATACGTGATGGGTACTTCCGGAATAAATAACCTTCCGGAATTGACTAGCCAAATATGGGCAATAGGTGGGCAGGGTGAAGGCACATAGATATCAAGGTGATAGCACAGTGACAGTATAGTTCCCTAAGTAGTTGGTAGCCTGCTCCTGCGGAGCATACGTGGTTGTATATTTCTGATGATTTTTTAGACTATACTTTTTTATATATATTTATATATTCTAAGTAATATAGCTGTCGTTGTATATATAATAGAAAATGCTACATAGAGCAATACGAGTACAACCTTATATCTAAACCTTCTTTTCATGTATCCAATTCTCTAAATCTACTTTTATATTGTTATTTGAGTTAGTCTTATTAGAGGATTACACTTATATTGCCAGTAGGTATGCCTATAGAGGCTGGAATACTATGATTCAACTTCATTTATCATTAAATAACACTTAAGTAAGTTACTTGACTTTAGCCATACCTTTTTCCTATAGTACTTTTAGGGTTATTTCTAAAGGATACTAGTAAAAAAAAATTTAAAAATCCCGTCTAGAAGACAAATCCAAGGATAGTACACCATATTACAACAGTAATTGCAGTAATACTAATCCAAGCAATGGGTTTTAAATTACGGTTTAGCCAATCTTTCATATTAATTCGTGGTTATATCAGAGAATGCTTGTTCATATATGTGAGATAGTTGTTTTCGTGGATGAATTAGCCGTAATTCACCTACCTTAACGAATAATTCGTCTTTCAACCCACGTGAATGGGCTTCATATACTATATCTTCTATAGAACTATACATGATCTGTCTTCTTATAAATATAAGATACGAATTATAACAGTAAGAAACTACTAAATTCTTGACTATTTATCAATATGAAAGAAATAGATTCATCAAAATTATTTGATATCTTTACATTATCAGATGAAGAGGTATATGAAGAGCATAGCCAACAGGAGCAACTAAAGAATCCTTTTGTATTAATGGGTATGGTACTAAGAGGATTAGAGAATTGGATAATGTTAGATCAAATGTACCGTCAAAAATACCCTAAGCAGTATTCCAGTGTACGTAATAAGATCCGTAACAAGTACAATGACAGATTAATCACATTACTTAATGATATCAATTGGGATAAGTATGAGACGATCTATAGTATAGGAGAGTCATATGAACGTAGAGAGGTAGAGAATGGATTGAATCATTTAATAAAGTACTATGAAAAGTTGGAAGATTACGAGAAATGTGCTATATTGGTTAAGTACCTCTCTCTTCTATATATGGATAAAGTAGATGTGATAGGGCAGGTTAATGATATACTAAATGAAGTAGTCTAACCAAAGTCACTAACAAATACATAGTTTCCAGTATCAGCCGAAGGCTCTTACTAAATATGGATCCAGTGGCCGTAGGCAAACATATACTTAAGACCGATGGATAATACAAAATATAAAAGACTCCCTTATGAATCTCTGGAGGAATGGATAGAAAGACTGTCTTCTAAGAACTCTACCTGGTATAAAGCAAGACTTCGCCGTAAAAGGTATAAATGGTTTTACGACATTTGGCCTTATATACTAAAAAGATGGAGTAAGATATAAATCCCGCGGTGGAACTTGCGCGCGTTTGCGCGGCGGCTTCGCCGGTTTAATTTTTTTACCTATGCAATACACACCCTTAATAAAACGCCACATTCGACAAGCACGGTTATACGCTAGTCATTCTCCTGTTATATCACCTAAGGTGGGATGTGTAATAACTATGGAGAGCGACGTGCTAACCTATGGATGGAATGAGGATTTACGTCAATTACCTAACTATAAAGCTAGCGGTTCTTCGGGTAGAGCGATTCATGCAGAGGAATCTGCTATTCTTAAAGCTGTTAACAATCCACATATATCATTAGTGGGTACTACTCTATTTTCTACAAGAGCTCCTTGTTGGGTTTGTGCTAAGATGATTATGCAGGTTGGTATTAGTACTGTTGTATGGGGATCTCCTCATAATGATGATGGAGAGGGTATTAATTTATTACGGGCAGCAGGAATAAAAGAGGTACAGTTTAGTAATTTAGTTAATAATAATTAAAAATAACTGTTACTTTAGTTGCTAGTTACAATTATAATTCGTATCTTTAAGTATAAGATATAAAAATAAAGGTTATGGCAAATTTAAACACATTTTCAATTACTACTCAAGTTCAATTCGACGAAACTCTTATGTGGGTTTCAGATCTATACAAAGATGTATATGGTTCTAGACCTAGAGGGTTTAACTTCCATACTTGGTCTTTCCAGGAGTTAGCTGGTTTCGTTAATGATTTATCTGAAGAGAATGATAGACAAGTACGGGATGAGAAGGCTTCTGAAGTGAAGTCTCTTAAAGATGTAATGTCCGTAGGTGCTCCTAATAAGAAGACTGCCTTAAGGTGGTTAGACCAAGCGGATGCTTACTTCATGTATGGGGATGATGACTTCTATGAAGATAGTATAGAAAAGTACGGTTGGGTATCTAAACAGTTTGAATTATGTTAAGATTAACCACAATTATATTTCTACTGTTTACAATCTGGGGTTGTGAGAAAGATTCAATATATCCAGATTTTAACCCTAATGCGGAGATGGTTTTTCCGGTAGAAGCAGATGCAAATGGATATTACCATGTACCTTTAAATTGGACAGGTGAATATTACCCCTACTTTAATCTTAAGGTAAATGCCGATAATACTCCAGAGTGGGCTCACTATAATGATATGAGTGTTGTTACAGGAGAATTCGATACGGATACATACTTTGTCCTTGGTGACTCCGTCGCTTTCACTATCCCTCTCTATAGTCCATACTTGGGCTTACAAACTTATGAAGGATTTCCTATCCCTATAAGAGATACGATAGTTTATTTAGATCAATTTGCAGGGACAATAGTGCCGATAGTACAAAATGACACAAGAATATACTTTACAGAAGAGGGAGAAAGGTTAACTTCTACAAGAATAGTAGGACCTTTTCCACCGGAATTAATAGGAGATACTATATCAATATATATGAAAATAAAATGGGATATAGGGGATATATTAGAAAAAGACCATTATGTTGAAAAATTTATTGTAGAATAGTTGCTATTCCGAATTTTTTTTAATACCTTCGATATATAATAAGATTTTAATATATAATATATATAATTAATTTATAATTCATTTAATAACAATATAATATTTTAATTTAATAATAATAATATAATTAAGTAAATAATTCATAATAATAATAATTTAAAAAGGTTACCTATGTTAAATGCAGAACAGATACAATCCAATTGGGATAAACACATTAAAATTGTAAACCACTATATTACCGGTGAACGTAAACAAAAAGTACTCGATATGCTTAATGCTATGTCTGATATCTATTGTATGGCGCCTGCAAGCGGTAAAACTTGGTATCATAATGCTTTTGCAGGAGGATATGTAGATCATGTAAATAGGGTAGTACAATACACTGTTAAGCAATCTAATTTATATAAAGAAATGGGAGGTACTATTGACTATACTGATGAGCAGTTAGTTTTTGCAGCCTTATTTCATGACCTAGGTAAGCTGGGTGATGGTGAAAAACCAAACTATATACCCCAGACTGATAAATGGAGACAAGATAAACTTTCAGAAATGTATACGTTTAACCCAGAATTAGATTTTATGCTTATACCAGACAGATCTTTATTCATTCTCCAGAAGTTCGGTATACAGGTAGACCAGAAAGAATTCTTAGGTATTAGATGTCATGATGGAGTATTCGATAAAGCTAACGAAGCTTACTTCTTTAGTAACGTAGAATCATCTAGACAAAAGACTGCTTTAATTTCAGTACTACATACAGGTGACTTCTTAGCATCTAAAGTAGAATACGACTTATGGAAGAAACAAGGAGGAGAATCTAAACCTAAAATTACAACATCAAAATCAACTACAGGAAGACCAGTAAAAGCTTCTGAAGGGTTATCTAATTTAATTAAAAACATATAATATGAATACACTAACAATAATTTCCGGAGTTTTAGTTGCTTTTCTGTCTTTAAGTGCTTATATTATAAGAAACCTAATGTTGAAGGTGGAGAAGTACGAAGAGGTAACACAAGATCAAGTTTCTTATCTCCAAACTATATCCCAAGCCATCACAGAAGGAAAAAAGCACCTCGATGAAATTGACACTAAAGGAACATTTAAGTCAGACGATGAGGTCGGTTATTACTTTGAACAACTAAAAATAGTACAGTCTGAGTTAGACCGATATATGTTACCTAAAAATTATGGCAAGAAAGAAATCCAAGAATAACTACTTTACTTCAGAGACAGAAGATTATATAAAAAGATACAACACATCCACAGACGACATTTATAGAGCTAAGATCTTTACCGATCATATTTACTTACCATTCTATAAGCTAGCAGAAAATATAATACATACTTTTAAATTCTACTACACTGATGTAGAGAGAATAGAAGACTTAAAGCATGAAGTAGTGACTGTTTTATTAGAAGAGAAGATAATGAAGTTCGACCCAGATAATGGAGCTAAAGCATATTCATACTTCGGAACTATCGTTAAGAGGTGGTTAATTAATTACAACAATAAAAACTATAAGAAGCTTAAACAAATAGGATCTTTCAATGATATGGACGACTCTTATAACCCAGGCGAACCAACCACAGAGCACAGTAAACTTACCCTAGCTTCATTCTTAGATACATGGGTAGGAGAGATGTACGATGCTATAGATGATAACTTCCCTAAAGAAGTTGAAAAAAAGATAGCCGATGCAGTACTTACAATTTTTAAGACAAGAAACGATTTAGAGATATTTAAGAAAAAAGCTCTATACATTTATATAAGAGAGATGACAGATTGTGAAACTCCACATTTAACTAGAGTAATATCAAAGTTAAAAGAGTTGTTTTATAGTAAGTATCAAAGGTATTACGATATAGGGTATTTTGATAATAGTTTTAAATAGGGATATTTATAAGAAACTAATTAACTTATGTCACTAGAAAAAGAAATATTTAACGGTAAGACCCTTGCTGATCTATTTTCTGAAATACATAGTAACTCAACTACTACCAGAACTCAAGTTAAAGGTCTAATAGGAGAATTAAAACCTCTTATAGAGAATATAGGAGACGCTACGTTAGTAGTACCTATGATTAAAGAGTACATGGACATCGGAGTTAAAAACGATGACGCCTTATTAAAGCTTGCTGCTATTATTCAACGAATAGAAGCTAACAATATGAAAGGTGAAAGTGTAGACGCTATGTTTAGTCCTGAGGAGCTAGCACAATTGCTAGAAACAACTGAGGATATAATAGAAGAAGTAGAGAACGTTAAGGAAGAAAAAGAAGAATAAATGGCTTACGGAATTGGAGGGTTAGCGGATAAGTTACTACAACAACCAGATCTACAGGATACTGTTATTACAGCTATCCCTGCTAGAGTTGTAGATATAATACTAGACGATACCCACCCCGAATGGACTGATCAAGGGGAAATGGAAGCATTAGGAGCTATTAAGTTTAGACTTATAGGTGAAGATCAAAGTGAAGAAGATCCATTAGAGTTAGACACAGCTTTTCCTTTAAGCACTAACTTTAAAATATACCCATTACTTAACGAAATAGTAATGCTCTACACCCTACCAGACCTATTAAGAGACGGAGGAGATGAAAGAGCAACTAAAATATACTACACAACTCCACTAGCAATGTGGAATAATCCTGAAGCAAACCCATTCCCAGACGCCTCACAGAATCCAGGGGCAGCTGAATTAGGATATGAATTCGAAGAAAAATCAACCGTAGCACCCCTACAACCTTTCCATGGTGATATTACTATAGAAGGTAGACAAGGGCAGACAATAAGGTTTACTGGAGTAGATCATAGTTTAGTAGAAGTACCGAATGATGATCAAAAGCCAATAACTATTATAAGTAACGGAAAAGAGGGAGCTACTCCTGATGCTCCGATAGTAGAAGTCATTGATGACGATCCTGCCTCTATATATTTAGTTGCAGATCATACAGTTCCTTTAACTCAAGCTCATGAAAAAAGAGATGCTTGGGACGGAGAACCTGATATGGCAGACACATACAAAGGAAGCCAGGTACTAATTAACTCAGGTAGATTATACTTTAATGCTAAAGAAGAAAGCATACTATTCTCTGCAACCGATGCAATTGGAGGTAACGCTAAACGTGTAAGCTTTGATGGAGACGATTACGTAGCAGTAGACGCTACTAAAGTATATTTAGGTACAGAAGCATTCGGAGAAAGAGAACCAGTACTATTAGGAGCTACTACTCAAGATTGGATGAGACAACTACTTGACGAACTAAAAAGACTCGGTACAGCACTAGCAGGAGTAGTACCTGCAGGATCATCTGCCGGAGGGTTAGCACAAATTAAATCACACGGAGCATCTATGTCATCTCCTTTATCCTCGATAAAGAAAGCAATTGATGATTTAGACTCCGAAAAAGTATTTACAGAATAGTATGCCATTTGAAAGAATAAAACCACCGAAACTCCACGCCGTAATAGGTACCCTAATAGGGGTAGCAATTGGTGTGATAATAGCTAAGGGAAACAAAGCAGTACTAGAATCTACCAACCAACTTAATAAAGGAGGTTGTCCTGATGAAAAAGGAGTAGCTAAACTAGCAGCTAAACAAGCCGCCCTAGGAGGCTTATCTTCTAACCTAGCCGCATCTTTAGGAGCATTTAAAGCATTACCACCAGCTATACTAGGACCTGTAGCAGCTCTAGAAATAGCAATAGAGATAATACTAATGATTCCATTACCTCAAGCTATTGGTGTACCTCCAGGACCT